CTTCAGCATGATAAGAACAACCCAGCGTCGCTTCGCTCCGACGGTGATCGGCATCACTCGGAATAGTGATCGCCATCAAATCGGAATGAGTGATCGGCATCGTCGGAATACGCAATTGATTCTGAATTCCAAGAACAGGAATTTGGAATCAACCCTTACCAAATTAACCAGTGAAGACACACCTACAGACGCAGAGATTCTCGCCGAATATCCCACCTTTAGCCAGATGGACGCAACCAGCCAGAAGTTCGTCAAAGACCTTCTGGCGACAAAGAAGCGCCAGGCCAGGCAGGATTTAAAGCTTGCCGAAGCCGAAGCCGACAGGCAGTGGGAGAACGAGATCAAAAGCATTCTCCGTAAACCGGAGTATGCACAGCTCAAAGGCGATGAGGAATTTGAGCGGTTTGTGTTTCAGCCGAAATATAAGGGCGTTGACATTCAAACCCTTGCCGACGCTTACCTGATCCGTTCAGGCAAAGCCCAAGCACCCCAGGCTCAGGCACCGCCGCCCGCTGCGGTTTCCCCCGGATTGCCGCGAGGCTCCGGAGGGCCGAGAGGGGCGCCTAAGTCCGCCAAACTGCCGATTGAGCAGGCCGCCAAACTCAGGCAGACCAACTATAAGGAATATATGCGCTTGCTCAAAGCTGACCTCATTGAAAGCGAAGTCTAGCTCTGTTACCCCCTGTGTCTTCGCTATAAAGCGAAACACTAATGTCTCCATACGCAACCAAACTAGCGGAGGCCTTTTCGCAGAAACTGATAAAGTATATCTACGAAAGAGCTCCGATAGATGATTTTGTGAACCGGGATTACGAAGGCGAGATCAACGCTGTTGGCTCCAAGCTTAACATGCTGACCTTCGGCAAATTGTCTGAAAAGACATATACCGGCGCAAACCTCACCGCCGATGACCTGACCGAATTAAACGGCCAGCTCATCATTGACCAGTACAAAGCTTTCTACTGGAAAGAAAAGACAATAGACAAGTGGAAGAGTTACATCAAGGAGCCGAAAGGCACTGTCATTGAGCAGACCGCCAACGAACGCCGGAAGAACATCATGACCTATCTGCTCGGCTTCTGGAATAAGGCGGCTGCCGGCAACGTCTACGGCACGTCGTACGCCACCGGGACCGTTACCGTTGATGTGACGACCGGCGTAGTTACCGGTTCCGGCACCACCTTTACCGCCGCCATGGTCGGCAAGCCGTTCAAGGCTGTCGGACACACCACTTGGTACCGCGTCAAGACCTATACTTCAGCCACCTCGATTGTGATTGAGGACGACTCGGACGATTTGGCCTCTGCCTACACCGGCGGGGCAATTGGCGCAGGCGCCGCCTTTGAGATCCAGGGCAATACCGTCACAACCATTGATAACCTCGGCACCAACCCGAGCTTTTTGGCCATGGTCTTGAACTTGAAGCAAAAGCTGGATGAAGCGGAAGTGCCGGATGAGGACCGCTATCTGTTCCTTCCCCCGGCCGGAATCACGGCCATGATGAAGGACCCCGCCATCAAATTCAGTGTGCCCGCGTCCTATGAAAGCCTGGTTATCCAGGGCTTCATCACCGAGCTTGAGGGCTTCAAAGTCTTCAAGAGCAACCGCGTGGCGGGCGATAACACCAACGGTTATCACGTCATCGCGGGACAGAAAGGCTTTCTGACCTTTGCCGACAAAGCCCTTGAAGTCGGGATGGAAGAAGACCTGATTGGCAACTTCGGCTCCGCCTACAAAGACTTATTTGTCTACGGCGCAAAAGTCGCCGACGCGCGCAGAAACTTCGCCGCCACCGCTTTCATAAAGTTCGCCTAAGCTAGTTTCCCGCTTCTGCTTCTCTCTCCATTAGAGGGGAGCAGGAATTAGGAAATTAACAACCAACAACAATGCAAACGAACACCCCCATCCAGCGGCAGGACAGCCTCTGGGTAAAAGCTATGAGGCGGCTCTTAAAGCTTCAAATTGTCAAGCACATAGCCTTCAACCTTGGGCTGAAAGGCTTTGACCGCGTGCAAGTGCAAATCGGCCGCTTTCTGGGCTACGACAAGAACGGCCGGAAAGTCTACAGGTACGAGACGCCCCAGGTGCAGTATAACGCCCGCGTCAATGTCGGCGCGGCCCTGCAAGCCTCGGTCATGAGCGGCGCGACTTTAGGCGGACTGTCCGCTCCGGCCGCGCCCAAGTACATCGCCCTCTCACCGACCAGCTTAACCCCTGCCGCAGGCGACACCACGCTGTCCGGCGAGACCGCCACGGCCGGCGTAGCCCGTGCTCTCGGCACCATCCAGAACTACGTGGCTCCGGCGTCATTGGACGGCGCCGCCTCGTATGACATCTACAAGCTGTTTACCCTAACCGGTGCCGGATTGACCATCAACTCCTCTGCCCTGTTTGACGCGGCCTCGGTAGGCAACATGTTCGCTGAAGCTAATCTGGCTTCTGCCGCTATCTTGGCGACATCGGACACAATCGCCATTACTTGGACAGTCAACATCTAGAAAATGACAAAAAGCACCGAACATTTTCAGGTGTTTGGTAAGGACTGGTTTATTAAGCACCAGGATACTTTGCTGTGGCTCTGCAACACAAAGGTGGTCAAGAAGTGGTTTCGGTGGGTGCTCGGAATAACCAAACAGGATTTTCCGATAGGCAAGGAAATTGCCGAGCTTGCTCCAAACTACATTTCCCACAGCGTAAAGCGGATAGGCAGAGAGCGAGTACAGGTAACGACAGAGTTCAAGTCTGGACAGCCTTACGCCCAGCATCTTTACGAAGCGTTCAGGCCTGTATGGTGGCTGATGCACTTTTTTGACTGGGTCATTCTGGACAGGTGTGTGCCCGATTGGAGTTTTGGGTTTAATTCCTTAACCGCAAATCCGTTGGCGGGTGCAAATAGTCCTGCTGATGGGATTGTAAGCAGGCAGAGTGTTGATGAAAGTTTTAGTTCCATTAGGGGAGGAGCAGGAATTTTTGTTGATATGCTTTCTGCTTCTAGCAATCCTCAGTTAACATCATCGGGAACGACGAATCAATATGGACGAATGGATAGGTGTATTTTCTGTTTTGACACATCATCTTTGACATCAGGTGCAACTATTTCTGCAACAGTTCTCTCATTGTTTGGGGTTGTAGCGTCAAATGGTCTTGGCAGTCCAGATTTGCATATCGCAGGAGCTACTCCATCTTCAACATCTCAATATGTTAGCAGCGATTATGGGCAGTGTCAGACGACATCATTTGGCAGCGTGGCGTTTGGAAGTTTTTTGACTAGCTATAACAACATAACCTTAAATGCTTCGGGCGTTTCTAATATTTCTAAAACGGGAGTCAGCAAGTATTCTGCCCAACTTTCTTGGGATATTTTAAACAGCTTCACGGGAACGTGGGCTTCTTCTGCTCAAAGTAGGTTTTTGGTTAATATGGCAGATAACGGTTCGAACCAACCCAAGTTGGTAGTCACCTATGCGATAGCCGCTAACCTTGTCCGAACCGTCTCCGCCTCCGTTTCCCGCGCTGCCTCGCGCTCGATTAGCATGAGCCGTCTGTCGGGTTATCTCCGCAAGCCTACTGTATCAGTTTCTAATGGGGCCTTCCGTTTGACAACCCTTGTTGGTTTAAAAACCATTGTCCGTGCTATTTCAGTATCGGTAAGCAATGCCACTTCACGTCTGACAAGCCTGAGCCGCCTGGCTGCATATGGCCGAAAGTCCACGGCAATAGTCAGCAATGCCGCCGGCCGCTTAGCGACGATTGCCAAAGTGTTTGGGACTAGCCGCGCGTTAAGCGTCACAGTATCCAATGCCGCCTCCCGTTTTGCAAGCGCAGTCAGGAACATAAAGTTTATGCGCGGGGTCTCCGTTTCCGTTTCCAACTCCGCATTCCGTCTTGCCCGGATAACAAAACTGCTGGTTAACGGCCTGTCATCTTTGTACACCGACAAGTTCACCAGGCAAAACACAACCTACAAGGATAAATTTACGCCCTAATGCTTCAAATCGAAACACAATCAGGTTTCAAAGGATTCGGCAACGGCCAGTTGGCCGGCGAGTGCCAGCATTGCTCAAACATGGTAGCGACGCCGTTTGGGTTTTGTCCGTTCTTCAAAAATACGACGGAAGCTATCAGCGGAGGCCCTCTCGCAGCCATGGGGCTGATCCGCTGGATGGTGCAGGAAGGCGTCGTTGTTTGGGGTATAGGCGAAACCGGCCGGATAATTTCCCGCAGTTCCGGCTGGATGATTGAGCATACGACAGTGGTAGCCAGCTCGGGCAACGGACTGATTGTGGACCAGACCGGCCGGATGCTGGCCATGCACGACCGCTACCTTTCCAAAAAGGACGCCGTGGGCTCAGGCCAATCGTGGACCGAGGCATGGAAGGATTTCGGCACTTCCGTAGTGGGCGACAAGGGCATGGACACCTATCTTGATTGGGTGGTCATCCCGCACGGCAACAGGGTTGGGATACTCAACGTCACTGACGACAGTTTCAACAACGCGGGCCTGACGTTTCCCTCTGACTGCAAATGCATCGTGGCCAGGACAAACCGCACCGGCGTACTCCTCGGGGTCAACATGGGCAGCCGCTCCTTCGTCGGGCTTTGGGACGCGCAATCCAACCGCTCGATTGCGGATTGGATTTGGTCTAATTACCCGCTCTTGTCCATTTGCCGCTCCGGCGACGGCGAATGGATTGTGACCACGACGAAAGAGATTTTCATAACCAATGGCTACACTAAGACCCGGCTGCCTTACCAGTCCTCCATGGCTTCCCTGCCTGATCCGCTGATTGGCGAGATAGTCAATAATCCAATCACCGGGGGGACCCGCTTCAGCGGCAGTACCTTTTTGCTCGCCCACAGTAACCCGGCCGGCAACTTCGGCCGGAAGCGGTCCGGGCTTTACTTGTTCAATTTTGATACCCAGCTTTGGCAGTTCATTCCGTGTTCAAGCGGAGCCACTCAAAACATCACCATGGGAACGGTATTTGAGGACAGCAGCAACGATATCTACCTGTCCCACCGCGACATAACATTGAACAACTATGCCATTTCCAAACTGACAAACACGGTACCGTCCACAGCCAGCTTCATCTCCGCCCCGTTTGGCCAGTCGGACAACAAGAAAGTGGCCCAAGCCGCCAAACTTGAATTGGTAGCCAACAACCTCTTGCAGTTTTCCCTGGCAACCGGGTTTACGGTTTCCGTGAAGGTTTATAACTATAGCCGCCCGCTGTGGAATTACGCCGTGGAAAACGGCATTGCCCCGGCCACCAACAAGCTCAACGTGGACGGAACGCAGTCCGGTTTTAACGACGCCGAGATTGGCGATGAAGTTACCATTCTTACCGGCGCCAATGCCGGCGCCATCCGGCACATCACAAACATCGCTTCGCAAAATACGGCTAACGAACTTTGGACGCTCGACAGTGCTTTGCCAAATCTAACCGAGGACAGCGCGCTAATCAACGTTCAGCCATTCAAGCTTGCCAAGAAATTTACAGTCAACGCTGTTCCGCTGCCGGTGGACGGATTATTCTTTGACATCCAGAACCAGTACAAGGGCAAAAAGTTCCTGCTTAAGGTTGTGTTTGAAAACCTAAACTTCCGCAGCGGCATCTCTGTTCCGTCTTTATCCTTAATTTACGACGACTTGTCAAATCCATGACCGAAGCAGAATTCGCTGCCGCTCAAGCGGCCGACCAAGTCAAGGCTGTAGCAACTGAAGGCCAACCCCTTCCGACGGATTTTACTTTGGCTGATTTAAAGAAGCAGTTCGATACTTACCTGCCGTTCCTTGAAAGGCTCAGGACGACCAGAAGCGGCGTGGCCGCTAAAATGTATCTCCAGGCGGCCCAGACAGTCACCGCTACATTTCCCGTCCCTAAGGTCAACCTTGACACGGTGGTATTCGCAAACGGCGTCAAGACTGACGTTGTGGGCCACTCTTTGCAGATACTGACGCCCGGACTGTATTGCATTATCGGCAAGGCATGTTTCTCCATCCCTGTCAGCGGTACGGTAAATTTCGCCCAGGTGTTCATCAATGGCGTGGGCCGGGTGCCGGACCAGGTGCATGCCGGCTCCACAAGCCAGCTTGATTCGATTGCTTGCAGCCTTTACCAGTTAAAAGGAGGCGAGATTATTGAGCTGCATGCTTTCGGCAATTCGATTCTAAACTCCGGAAGCGAGGACACCAACTTTCTCAGCGTTTTTAGACTTTAACCAAAGACATTTATGACCAATATTGAAGCCCGGGAAATGCTTGCCAGAAAACTTGATATCGACTACGCCAATATAGCCAACAATGGCCTGTTCAACGACGCCGACTTGCAGGATTACATCCAGGGCGCCGCCGAAAAAGCCTGGGACTTCCACCCATGGGATTTCACCGAGGGCGCCAAGAGCGGCACCCTTCTTTCCCAGAACATCATCAGCGGTTATGTTGACTATCCGCAGGACATGGTAACAGGCGGGGCCAACAATCTGGTAGTCAACGGCCAGGAGTTCGCGCTAAAGGATAAGCTCATCTACCGTAATTACCGCAAATTCCTTGAAGACAACCCGAACAGCAAGGACAAAGTTTGGAGCGAGTACAAGAGGTTTATTTTTATCAATATGAACGCCTGCGCCGCCGGACAAAGCTTTGATGTCTACGGCAAGCTGCGCTGCATTACTTTCACGCAGGATGCCGACCTCCTGCCTTTCTCGCCGGACAGCGACAACCAGGAAGACAGCGGCAACGACGCCATTGTGGATTTGGCTTATGCGGAGGCTATGGGGAGCGAGAAGAAGAAACAGTACGACGTAGCCGCCGGCATAATGAAGGCCGCCTATGCCAGTTTGAATATTCTCTGGAAGCCGATGGCCGACTACCATGCAAACCAGCAGGCCAGGAACAATCCGATGTTTAGCGTGCCGAACTATTTTGACCGCGGCAGGACAGCCCGCAATTCGCCTATTGGAAATTTTAACGTGCAATAATTATGGCCCAACAACTTCAAGGTGACCCCTACAATGTGCAGAGTAACCAGCCGCCGCCGCAAGGATTGCCGATGCCGGTACAGGGGTTGCCTATGCCGGTAGTACCGGCAGCAGTGCCTGTGGCAGCGCCTGCGGCAACTCCCGTAGCTGTTCCGGTAGTCCCGCAGCCAAGACCCGCTCCGGCGGCGCCCGTTGTCACTACCCCGCAGACGTTCAGCTTTGACAGCGGCCAGCAGGTTCAGTACGACCCGGTTACCGGGCAGCAGACGGTATTGCAGCCGGTTGACCAGAACCAAACCCTGGCCACCAATGCCGGATTATCGGGAGCCACCGTAGACGACTTCTTAAAGATGCTCGGTTCGCAGACGGCCATAACGCCGCAGGAGCGGGCAGCGATTTACCAGCAGCTTGGCATTCCTGATTTGGCGAATTCCGTTTTTGCCGCGCCGTCGCAAAGCACGACCCAGGTTTTTAACGATGCCTACGGCGCCGCGGGCCTGGGCGACGTGAAACAGCAGATCATTGACCTAAACAGCCAGATAAACAAGGCCCGGACTGATTTGACGGCCGCCACCGGCTCTATCAATGAAAACCCGTGGCTGTCCGAAGCTTCCCGAGTGGGCCGCCTGGGACGATTGCAGGACCAGGCGCAGGCCACGATTGGCAACCTGGTCAACCAGCAGACCCAGTACAAAGACCTTTACGCCCAGGGCCTCAACGACATCAACGGCATGGTCACGCGCCACACCGCCGACTTCACCACCAACCAGCAGCTCAACGCCCAGAAGCTCACCTACCTGGTGCAGCAGGCCGAAGGCATTTCCACGGCTACCCAGGCCGCCAAAACCGCCAAGCTCAGCCGCTACCTGCCCGACTACCTGGCAGCCAAGACGCAGGCCGCCACGCCGGCAACCGTCCAGTTCCCGAACGGCGCCAGCTACAGCTATGACAAAGCTTCGGGCCAATGGCAGCAGCTGACCGGCCCGCAAGCGCCGTTTGCTTCCGTCCCCGGCCCCGAAGGCTTGCCGACGGCGTTCAACCCCAACACCGGAGCCTATGGCGTTTCTGCTACTCCTGCTTCCGGCTTGACGACACCGGCCGCAGTCAACAACAATCCCGGCAACCTGCGTAATCCTGACGGTTCCTGGCAGAACTTTGCCACGCCGCAGGCGGGGTTCCAGGCTTTGATGAATGACGTACAGCTAAAGCAAAATGGCAATTCCACGCACAACATACCTGACGGCCCTAACGCGGGGCAAAAACTGACCGCCAACAGCTCCTTAACGGACATGATGAGAATCTATGCTCCTACAAGCGACCGCAACGACCCGGTTGGTTACGCCAATACCGTTGCCAAGAATTTGGGGATTTCAGCGGATACCGCAATCGGCCAGATTCCAACAGCTTCGCTTGCCGCGCAAATTGCCCAGCATGAAGATTCCAATTACTGGAAGGCCATTAGCCAGGGACAAGGACAAGGCGCAGGTTCCGCGACAGGCAGCCTTCCGCCGCTGGTGCAGAAATACGCCGAGAGCCTTTCAACTGTTCCGGGCAGCCAATATATCAATGCCGACCGCATACCGAAGGCCCAGGAAGACGCCATCAAGATTCAGGCTGCCGGCAGCAAAATTCCCGTCCTGACCGGCGCCGAAGTTTCCGGACTCAAGAGCATTGACGTGATTTTCCAAAACCTCGCTGACCTGTCCACGCTTTCTAGCCAGCTCCTTGATAGCGGTTTGATGGGACGGATCAAAGGATTGACAGGCAACCAGCTCGCGGCAATGATGCAAACCGACCCGCGCTTTGCCAACTTCCAGCAAGCCCGCGATACGGCTATTAAGACCGTCCAGGCTTTGGCAGGCGGGGCAGGCTCCGGCCTCCGGCTGAACGTGGGAGAAATCGATACGGCCGCCAACAGTCTGCCGAACATCACTGACAACCTGGAATACGCGACTGAAAAGATAAACGGATTGAAGCGGCTGCTCACCAACCAGCTCATTGAAACGCTTCCGAACATCCAACAAACTGCGGGCAGCGTCGCTTCGGGTGGCTCGCCATCAAGCGGTACAACTTCCAGCGGCGTTAATTATTCAATCCAACCATAATGCCAAACGTCATATACCAAACTGACCAGGGGCCGAAAACCATAAACTTTGGCAGTATGCCGACTCCTTCTGACATCCAGGAAGTGGCGTTGAAGCAAGGCTGGAAACCCGCCGTGCCCGGCACAGGCAACGGCGCGGCGCAGCTCCCTCCCACGCCCAACAATCCCCAATTCACCGGCCTGCTTCCAGGCCAGACGACCATGGGGTACACGGCTTCCAAATTCCTCGGCATAGACAAGCTTGGCCAGGGGCTTGCCACGGCCGGGCGTGTTGCCAGCGGCGCAGTCAACCAGACCGGCGACCAGGAAGCGGCAGCAGCCCAACAACTGGCAATAATCATGGCGAGATACCCGGTAGGTTCACCGGAAAGGAAAACAGCGGTTCAGAATTACCTGAATCTGTATAAGGGCGGTGTTTCGAGCCAGGCGCAGATTGATCCGGGCACCCAGCTCTCCAATAAAGAAACGCTGGGAAGTGCAGGCAACCTGGCTTTGGATGTGGCCGGCTCCGGAACGCTGACAGGCGCCGGAACAACCGCGGCCCCCTTGGTGAAGGCGGCCAATGTCATTGACAAAATCGTGGCTCCGATAAACGCAACCGGCGCCGGCGGCAGGATTGCGAACGCCGCCATCAAAGGGGCGGAGTTCGGGGCCGCCCAGGGCGTTACGCAGGGAATGAACCAAAATCAAAGCGGAACCAATATTGAAAAACAGGCAGGCATGACCAGCCTGCTCACCGGCATTCTAAGCGGAGGCGTGCAGGGCGCCTCGGAATTCGCAAAGTACCTTACCAGCCCGGCAGTCAGCCAGTCGCTTTACAACCGCGCTATTGGCGTAGACAAAAAGACCGCCCTGGCCGACCGCTCGCCGTCAGCCGGTATGATTGAACAGGGCAAATTCGGCACGGCCACGAACCTGATGAACGACGCCCAAAAGAGCATTGACGCCACCAACAGCCAGATCAAGGATGTGCTGGCAAGCGATACCACCAAACATAACACCAGCGATTTGATTGAACAGATGAGAGCGCAAATCTCAAAGCAGTACGGCGACACGCTGGGGCCGGAGGGCGTACAGAGCCTGATGGACACTCTGCCGATTGCCAAAATGAAAAACAACCCCGAGTTGACAACTGCGGAGTTGAACGGCTTGCGCCAGAAGATTGACAGCGACTTCATCGGCAACAGCAAATGGCTGGCAATCAACCAGGACCCGGTAAAGATTTCTTCTTACAAGACCGCTGCGAACGTCTTGCGCCAGACTGTTCAGGGTCAGGATGTCCGGTTGCCGGGCCTTTATGACACGCTTTCGCAGTCCATAACGGCCCGTAATGCCCTTGATTCGCAGTTGGCCAAGCCCCATGCCTTGACCCATATGCTTGAATTGTTGGCGGGACTTGGCACCGGGGGAACAGCGCTCCTGCACGGAGATCCGGCGGCGGCAGCAGCAGCGATGGGCGCTATGGGCGTATTTCACCTAGCAAACTCAACACTGGGCCAGACAGCAGGAGCAGTAGCCTTAAACAAAGTCAATCAAGCCTTGGAAACTCCTGGGGTATTAACGGCCCTGGGAAGTATCATCAGTCGCCGCGCCATAGCCAATACAACTAGTCCAAAAGCTCGTTAACGCCGGGATGGCGTTCATCCCACTCACGGTCTACGGTGCTGGCCCAGATTAGAGCCCACACAACGACAACACCAATCAATAACAACATGCAATTCCTTTCCAAACGCGAAGCGCGCCGGTTAATTAGCTAACTTGTAACCATACAGTATAAAGCCTTTTCTGTCAAGTGCCTAAGGCTTCACAACGCATTACATAGCTGTTTGCCAAACTCTATCAAGAGACCTATCCTTATCTTAGCAAGTTAAACAATTAACGCAACACCGGAATGGCCGACACCTTCCAAGGCCCAATGCCTCCACAACCAACAATTCCGCCGACTGACACGCCTACTACCCAGCAGGGAACTTTGGCTGATATGAGTGTCGCTCCCAAGCAGGCATCCAACATCCCATACTTAGTCACGGTGGCGGTTATGTTTTTTGTCGGCTTGGCTGCTGTTGTTGCCATAGCCTACTTCCGTCCCCAAACTGACATTTTGACCATCATCGCCGCGGTATTCGCTTTTCTGACTCCGACCACGGCTTCGGTGCTTGCTTTCCAGAAGGCGCAGGAGACTCACTTAAGCGTCAACTCCCGGCTGGATGGTTTCATTAAAAACGCCCAGGCTGCGGCACTTGCAGCCGGCAAAGAGCAGGGGCTTGCCCAGGGCGCTCAAGAAGCCAATGCAAGGACTGATGCATTAAAACCCAAATAATATGGATATAAAATTCAGCACTCCAAACCCGATTCCGACCTACGCCCTTGCCATCTCAACGATTATCATTGTGGTCTTTCTGATCATCGGACAACTGCAAGCCACGGAACAGCGGAAGGCCGCCGACGCCCAGATTCAACTTGACAGGATAGCCGCCGATAACAAGTTGCGGGATTTTTCCACATCGATGCAGGCGCAAGTAGACCAGCTCCGCATTGACGTTGACGCGTTAAAAGCCAAGAAATGAAGGTAGATTTTGATTACGTACTTATAACTCTGGTGGTTACCGTTCTAGTCATAGTTACTTTCCTGAATAACTACGGAAGGACTATTGTTTTTGACGGCAAGGTCCCTGACCAGAAGTTCGGCACGCCGATAACCCCAAGGATTTGGATGGTTGGCCTGCCGAGTTCTGCGCCCATACAGCTTCCTTTAGGTTCCAGTACAGAAATGGCTAACCCGGATTGGATTTTTCCCAACCCTTCATACAACGGCCAGCCGGTAACCATAAATGAAAATGCGCTTTTGCAGGACGCCCACGAGTTTGACGGCCTATGGCGCCCGGCCTCAGTTCCCCAGATTGGGACGGGGCTTCCCACAACTACCCAGCCCCAAACCTGCTACAAATTCATAACTGATACCTATTGCCAATAAACTAACCAAGCAACCAAGGGAGGTGATGAACATGCAAACTGCTGAAGAAAAAACCCGCCAGCAAGAATTGGAACAAAAGCAAAAGACCGAAAAGCTCTCCAACGCGGAAAAAAAAGAGCTGGCCGAACTCCAGGAGAAAGCCTAGTGAAAAGTCTCATTTACCAATAACCAATGAAGGGAAATCTATGACTATTTTTGATTTAGTCAGCGCCGTCGTTGAGGCCATCAATGCCGACGTCGCGGCAGGCAACACCAGCTTTAGCGTTGCCGTCAGCCCGGACAATACGCAAATCGTGTTGACTTCCAGCGTGGCCAATCCAGCCGTGAAGACGGAAGTGTTTACAGTGACCAACCCGAGCCAGCCGGCTTAAAGTTTTGTAATCAATAACCAAAGAAAGGAAAACTATGCCCCAAACACCAGTAGAATCAGCGCGCGAACTTGAATTGGTAGGCAAATACGTTTCGCACGTATTCGCTCCTACCATGCCTGCTCTAAGCCAAGACGAAAGAGTGGAATTGTCCGAGCTGATGGAAGAAGTGCCTGCTCCCGCTCCTACTCCCGCCGCTTAAGGTCAGATAGTTGGGGAGGGGAAACCCTCCCCTTAATCATTAAATACACTTCCATGTTATTTAGCGTAGTCTTAGCTTTTATCATTTATTGGCTGTCCAACACTTTCATCATCCTAAAAGGCAACCCGTACGCCAATTTCATACTCTGGTCCGTGATTGTGTTCGTAGTGGCCGGAGGTTTTGTCGTGCGGACCTTACCGGAGGACCAGCGGCGCACCTACTGGCTCTACTAATCTAAACGTCTTATGCTTGACCTCGCACCAATCTTTAGAAAGTCCTATCCCGAAAACTCCATCGGCGGCGAGTGCGGCACGTTCGCCCACCACTTCGTGGACTTCCCGGTCGTAGGCAACAGCTACGGCCAGAAGAAAGCAATCGTCAACGCCTATGGCATTCCCATTGGCAATGTGGACGGCGATTTTCGCCCTGGAGACGTGATTGTCTGCTCGGACGGCACATTCATGGGAATGGGCGCCGGCCACGTCGCTGTGGTCAATCTTTGCAGTGCCGGCTACCTCTGGCTGACCGAGAGCAACTTCCACAACGACGGCCGGGTCCACCACACCCGGATGATACCCAAGACCTACCCGAAAATCTACGGCATGCTCCGGGGCCAGTTTAAGTTTGACCTGCCGGCGCCCACGTTTCCGGTGCAGCTCACAACCACCATACTCTTAAACAACCAGCAGTGGAGCAAAACCCTGCTGGCCAAGATGGCGCAGCTCCAGGATTGGTTTTACACTGCGTCCCAAAACAGGATTGAGCTAATCATTGACTACAAGCTGGTCAGTCTAAACGGCTGGAACACCCTGTTTTACGGGACCGACCCAAGAGTGGAAGCAATCGCCGAGAACTGGTTTGACCGCAACGTTCCCATGGGCAGCGACATCAACCTGTTTGTTATCGCTTCCAAGGACTGGCATGGGCAGGTCTTTAATGTTCCGGGTGCCTATGAGCTTGGCTACTGCTACGCCCGCCGTCCGATTAAGGCCATGATAGTCTGCGACGAGGACACCAAAACGCCGTCATATCCGAACATGGACGGCTTCGTTGACATCGCCCGCCACGAGATTTCACACGGCCTCTACGGGCTCTGCTTGAGCAAGGCCTTTCCGTTTGGAATGGACCTGACGCACAAGCACTACCTCGGCAATGAGTTTGAGAAAATCTTTGACGATTTCGATTACAGCAAGCTGGCTACGCTTGTCTAAGTTATCCACAGCTTAGAGAACTTGGATTTGACCAAAAGTTTATAAGTGCAATAATGAACTCGGGTACCCACTTTTTTAGGGGAGCGGGTGTTTTCTCCGCCCAAACCGGAGTTTTGTTTTTCCCAGCTCCCCTGCCTCTCTCTTTAACAATTCGCTTTTGGACGGTTGGTGCGCTGCTCAGTGAGGTAGCTCGGTCACTTTAGCGTTACCGGCTAGGAGTCGCTAAGAACCTAGCTTGCGGGTCAACCCCCGCCACCAACCGCCCGCAAGGGAGCTCTTAAGGAGGAGTTAATGCCCCAAACCGAAACGACGCTCATCAGCTACAACGACCACAAGATGAACCGCCAGGAGCTGGCGCTTGTGCCAACTCCGATGTCCACCGCTACACACCAGGTCATTCCGCACCACGAGGTAATCGGCGCCCTGGTTGAAACCCTCGGCTTCCGCCATATCGGCGTCCACAAGGAAGAATACGCCGTGTCCCGCGACGGCATGAAGATGTTCGGGATTATGGAACTTGAAACCACCTTCAGCGGCTGCCGCTTCGCCCTTGGCATCAGGAACGCCCATGACAAGAGCATGCGGCTGGCCATGACTGTCGGCTACCGGGTATTCGTTTGCGAGAACATGGCTTTCACCGGCGACTTTGAGCCGGTCCTGGCCAAGCACTCCAAACACTTCAGCCTGCAAAACGCCCTGTCCATCGGAGTGGATTCCATGCAGCGGAATTTCGAGCCGATGGTCAAGTCCGTCGAACTCTGGCAGGGAAGCCAGCTCACCGACGTTACCGCCCGCCTCATCATCTACCGCGCCTTCATCGAGGGCGAACTGGACAGCGCGCCGCGTCACCTGGACCGGAAAGTCCACAGCCTGTATTTCAATCCGCAGCACGAGGAGTTTCAGCCCCGCACCATGTGGAGCATGTCCAACGCCTTCACGTCGGCCTTCAAGGAGCTGGAGCCGATACCGCAGTTCAAGGCCACCGGCAAGCTGGCGCCGTTTCTGGAACACGTCAAGTAAAACTATCAAGGGGCGGCCAGATAACAACGGCACGCCCCACAACCCTTTTTGCTAATAATTCACCGCTGGAAAAATGTCAACAAGTTGACATCGCACCGCCGGAAGTAAACAAAACTCGCATTTTAGTTGACATCTAAAAGCGCCAACCAACTCATGCGTGTACAAACTTCTTATCGTTTTATGTGTCCTAATGTTCTTGCTATTGCCGAAAGTGGCAATCGGCTCATTCCACTAAAATAATGAAGTACTGGATAAGCTGCCTCTGCGGCAAACAGGTTCACTACCTGGACATGCCCAGGCATGTTCAAAGCAAACACCTATGGCCCGACGATGAAAACACCCGCCCAGAGGAAAGCCAAGAGGAAGCTCCGGATGAAGCTGGAAGCGGCCCGCAAGCGCCAGCCTGAGATTTGCGCAGGTTGCGGATTGCCTATGCCTCCGGGCCGAACATTTAAACACGACTGGTGCTACTAAACCTCCACGCCTGGAACGAGAAGGCCATTTGGTTTATCCAACCCGTGAGACGCGGGTTTTGGCCTTCTCCCTTTAGTCAAGGAGGAGCGAATGACGAAACTGCAAAAGGAGCTGATGGTAATCTGCCTGTTCGTTGTGGTGGGGTTTTACATTTTCCTGCATTACGTTTAGTTGACAATTCAGTTGACAATTCCGCTTTAAGAGGTTGACAATGGCAAACGAGACGATATCCCCGAGACCGGAGAAGAAGATGACCGTACTGGAACAGATAAAGAAGCTGGACGAACAGCGAAGCAAACTTCTGGAAAGCGCCAAAGCCGAAGCCTTAAAGAAAGCCGAGGAAGCCGTAGCGGAATTGAACGAAATCGGCTTTACCTACCGCCTGGTGGAGGGAGACGGAGCGTCGCCGAAGAAGAAAGGAAGCAGGGCGGGCGCCGGCACGGTTGATCCGGCCAAGCCTTGCTCAGTTTGCAACTTCCTAACCACGCCAAACCACGACGCCCGGAAACACCGCAGCCAGGGCGAAAGCAAAAAGGCGTTCACGGCCAAAGAGCTGGAAGCGTTCGGCCTCAAGAAAGCGTAGCCAAATCAAAAAGCCGGTCTCCGAAACCTTGCCCCAACAGGGTTCACGAGCCGGCTTTCTTTTATTTATTTGTCTGCCCGCACCGCGGGCAAACCTGTTCACCCTTTAACCAGAAGGCGCATTTAAAGCACCTCTTAAAGCCCAAACCTGCCTCGTTACGGGGATATCGTCTCGTTTGACGTTCAGGCCGAGGAATAACACCTCTGGTCTTTTCCCCTGCCCTATATCGCCTCATCCATTCAGCGCCGTAGGCACGCATGGCATCCAGGTGTTCTTGCCTGTAACGGCGCATCCACTCGGCTTTCTTTTTCCGCCAGGCCGGGGATTTTGATAACCACGCATATCGTCTCCGCGAACCGTTCCTATCGCGGTTTTGGCGGCAGGCGTCGCAAAGTTTTCGCCGTCCGTCCGAGGCCAGAAAGCTGTTTTTGCAACCCCGCGTATGGCATGTTCTTTCACGTAAGGGCATTTGGTTTTAGGAAAGCCCGGCCCCCTCCGAGCCGGGTGTGTTTAATTTAGAAAGGGGTTTTGGATTCTGCCTGTAGGTGGTGGAGTTTACAAAGCCAATTTACGTCCAGATATCGCCTATAGTCTTTGTGATGAGCTTGCACCTTTTGACTACCGCAGACTTCACATGGCTTTCTTGCTAACCTGCCATCCCGAATTGCGTTGTTTACCTTATTTCGGGCGCGATATTTCCCATGGTGATTATGGCGCGAGTGCCTTTGATAGATGAGTCTTTTTTGTCGTCTAAGAGGGTCTCTAGCTCTCTTCCATTCGTAGGCAATTATGGCAGGTCGTGTGACGGGACTATAGTACCTAGCCCGTACATAGGTACGAGTGCATAATTTACATTTGTTGAGATAACCATCAGCCGTAGTCGGATGAATGTAAAATCTATTTATTGGCTTGACTATACCGCACTTAAAACATCGTTTTTGCACTGCTGTTATCAGGTTTAATTGTCTTACCTGAATACTATGTTGTTTTAGAACGGTCGTCAAATGTTAGAATGGGTCAAAAAGGTATGTCGTCAGGGTCTATTTCCCCCATTTCGACTTCGGCTGGGTCTTCCGGCGCTTCCGCAGAATGGCCGAACTTGCCGCCGCTGGAGGCATGGACGGTTTGGGCTAGCTTAGAGGGTTGGACCGGAACAGCCGGAGCCGGAGCAGCCGCAGTTGTGGCAGCGGCCGGCAGATTGTCCTTCGGCACTTTGGCCTCGTCAAACGGCGCCAGGTCTTTTTTGGCCATCATGAAGCTGTCGATATTGTTGTACTGCTTGCCATCCGTTTTCGGCTCTGAAACCGACACGGTAACCCGAAGCTGCTTGCCAATCATGGCGTTCATCATGGCGATGGTGTAGGCTTTGCCCTCTTCCTCGGTCAGCGGGTGTTTGGCGATTGCCGAGGCGACCTTCCACGTCAGCGAGTTTTTACCGCTCTTGTAGGGAATGGGCGAGGTGCGGACGCCGCGCTTCCACAGCTTGCGGCCATAGGTGGCGCCGTCCTCAATGAGGGTGAACTCAAACTTGAAGACTTCCTTTTTCTCGCCCTTGAATTCTGACACGTCCTCGGCGATGTCGGTGATTTCGACTTGGTAGACATCTTCCGGGATGAGCGGCCAGTCTTTCTTTTCCGGCACCTTCATCTCGGCGGTTGGTGATATTGGCATACGGCTATGTGGTTTCTGTCCCGACATCGGCCGGGGCGTTAGTTTCTTTGTTCTGTCTTATGGACACATACTCCTTGCTTTCGACGGACACGCCGTCCAGGGGCGAGCGAGTACCCCGTTCAATCTGCTTTAGCACTTCGGGATGGACTGTTTTAAGGATGCCGCCGGGGAGGTTTGCTTCGAGATAAGCGATGGCTTTGCTTTCGTCCACCACGACCGCCCGCTTGGAGGTTTTCCGGCTGATGGCAAAGTCTTCGTACCTGGTGGAGAGGACGCCGGACTTGTTCATTATCCCGAGTAGCTGGCTGCGGATTTCCTGATTAGCGAGCTCGTACGGCTCGCGTTCGGCCCTTTGCCGTTCCTCTAACTCCTGGAGCTTACCCCGACACTCAATCAGCTCTTTGGCCAATTGTTGAAGCTTGGTTTGCATTGAAGTTAATGATTGGTTTGTGAAGTTGCCGACCTTTTCTTAAGTATGAAGCAAACCGAAAATACTGTCCATAGCTGCAAACATTGGGGTTTTAGTGGTTGACGGAAAGTTATCCACAGGGTTGACTTGGGGCATTCGAGGAACTTAAACTCTACTCATGTGGATTTCGACAAAACGCGCCGCCAAATCGCTCCTTTACTTCATTCCTGAAATAGTTGTAGCGTGGCTCCTCTTAGACCACAGCATCAAGTGGTTTTTGATGTTCTGGTTTGCGCAGCAACTTTTTGCAGCCAATGCCCGTCACGCTGGCGCCAGAAGTGTAGCTCGCGTCTTCCAGATTGGAAATGAGTGCAAGATTATAGCAGTAATGGAAAAACTAGGCGTGACACCGGAAGATGCCAACGCTATTTTTAACAGAGAATACAAGGACAAAATGACGGAGAAAGATTACAAGAAGCTCGAAGAAGATTTTATCGTTGCTATTAACTGACTTGACAACTTCCGCTAATGTGCTACACTTCACCGTAAGCGAACTCACTAACTTAACATTGCAACAAAGACCCCTGTAGTCGGGGGGAGTTCCAATGCAATGTTGGCCCCTGACTATAGGGATTTTTATATGCCGGAAACAAAGGAACAAATTAGGCGGGAGCTGTATCAATTTCTAGCCGTAGACAAATCTGTCGCCAAACAAATCAAAACCTACCTGCTCCGTCACGACGCCGCGGAGTCCATTAAAGAAACCCGGAAAGAAAACAATACCCTCAAAATGGAGCTTGTGGATAAATTGCAAAAGGCTCGCTCTAAAGCTAAACAAGGTATTGCCGCCAAAGATCCAAACTCGGCCTCCTATCAGCACCAGCTAATTGCCATTGAGTGGCTTTTGAAGTGGGCTATGGAGTGGAAGTACAAGTCTGAGCAACAAGGGTAAGGGCACGTCGCCGGATCAACGGCCGGCAGCCGCAAGCCAAAATCCACGAACTTTTCCAGCCCAAGTGGCGTATAATGTTTCCGAGGATATTTCCTCCAGGAGGTGCACCATGAGCCATCTTTATTGGCTCGTGAGTAGCTTCCGGCTCCAATTGTGCAGGTAGTGGCACGGAAGCATACAACCCCCGCCAGGAAGGGGTGAAAGCTGCTACTTGACGGTGAGTCCGGCCGGACGCCGCCCTTGCGACGAAGGCATTCGCGCAAACCAATTGGAAAACCTGGCCGTAGGCGCAATAGCTGAAACCGGGGGCCAGCCCCTGTAGCGCCGCCGAGAAGGGGTGATTGGTTGAAAAGTGCTCGCCGTAGAACGCTATAATGCTTGGCTTTGGGCCAAGCCTCTGGCGGACCGGAGTAGAAGCTACCAATCACCCTGAAATCAAAACACCAATGACATCCACGTACCAAAACCAAAAGTCTTACAAACCAGTAACGCCCTGCTAATTGTTAGCGTGGCGTTTTTGGTTTGTACAACTTCCTGTATCCAGTGCTTTAACGGAACCGCACTGGACACAATAAACATCCGTTTGAACTCTGCTTGCGCGCAGTCTAATCGCCGCTCTGTTCGACCGCTTCAACAACGGCGACTTGGCATGCACACAAGGGAGTGGGACGACATCTTAGGAATTCCACCCGCGACGGCCCGGCGCCGGCAACTGAAATTGCTGAAAGCGGATCAAGGGGCTAAGGCACTAAGTCTCAAACAGGAAGGTAATAGTTTTATTTTCCTCCCGGCGTTTGCCAAGGGGAAGGAGCGGTAGTGCAATAAACGGCAAGACCTGAAGTTTCGTAGTTGGCAGTGGTTATTTTATCAACTTAAGAAGTTTTCGCCTATCATCAAAGACCTTAGCGTCCCACCGGGCCATGATTCTTTCACATTCCTTTTCAAGATCTTCGAGACTTCCTCCACTCAAGCCAAAATCAGTAATTTGTCGGTAGTCCTCGCGAATTTTCTGATACATTCTGGCAAGCTTATCCTTCTCAATACCTTCTTTGAGGAATACGCGGATTGGCATTGGTGTTGTTGTTAGAAGTTGTGCCATAGAGAAACCAATGACTTCTCCTGCTTTGTTTTTGTCTTCTAGTATAATAATGGAGATAGTGAAGTCCGCATCATATTCGACATCAACAAAGTCTATATCGTGTAGCGCTCGTAATTCACGACTGATTAGGCTATACACCCGTTGCTCGATTACTGTCTCCTTTTTAAGGTCCAGCTTCAGTTTAATGGACTGTGTTGTCTGCCCAAATACTTGAGCGGCAAAAATGAGAAAGAGTAGAAGTCGCATGACGGACAGTATACACCCTGCCGTCAACCTGCGGGACAACTCCGCCACCTCCAGGTGGGGTGGGAAAGTAATTATCTGGAGGAAACAAAGTCGCTGCTATGGCATCATCGACTGAAAGTCTTCCCATCGTTTTACTTCGGCGGCAATCTCGCTTGAAGGCATACCAGAGTTTGTTAGCAGGAAAAACAAATGGTGTGATAATTCTTGCCAGGAAAGTTTACCCTCGACATTCGAAAGGGCTTTGTCGCAAGTGGTTTTGTGGCAATGTTGAACTTCAGAAATATCGCCGTCGCCGCCACCGCTTTTATAGCGCACCATACCCATTTTGATATTGGTAATAGGCTCATTGCAGGCATCGCATATGATTAATGGGCAAGAGCGCCCATTGATTTGTTTGATGAGGATCATAGACCGAAGAGTATAACACACGCACTTTTCCTGTGGATATCTTTTTTAAGTTCGCATACCTAAGCCATTTGACGCCGCTTTCCAGCTTGATAAAATTAAGGCATAGAGATTAACTCCCTTTATGCAATGCCCGAGCAGTACGCCCAATTTGCCCCCGCGCTGG